GTGTCGTTCGTGTCCTCGAGCGCGAGGTAGGTGCTGCCGTACCACGAGAATAGATCGCCACGCTGCGCGACCATCCCTTCTTTCCATTGCCCGCGGTAAGAATCGATGAGCGTCGGCGCCGCGGCCAGTTCCTGCTTCGGCAGCGCCGCGTTCACCGCGTGCTGGATCTCGATGACAAGCCCGCGCTCAAGCTTCGTAATGCGCTCCTTAGCGGCCTCAGTCAGCGTGCCTAGGATGCGCGACTCGATCTGCTCCGCGGTCAGCCCGATTTGCTTCTCGGCCTCGGTGAACTGCGCTTGAGCAAGACCAACGATCTCAGCGCGGACGGCTTCGAGCTTCGTCTGCGACTCGGTGAGCGCGGCGCGGCAGCGGCCTTCGAGGTCTTCGTTGTATTTGGCATAGGCGTCCGAGACGAGCCCAGGCACCGCCTCGGTCAGCTTAGACTCTAGCTCCTTGCGGATCTCCGGCACCGTCTTGCCGATGCGCTCGAGCAGTTCGTCGAGCGTCTTGTCGTGCTCGACCAGCAGCTGCGCGAACTCCTCGGCCCGCTGGCCCAGCTGCTCGTTGCTCGTGATGATGGCGTCGAGAACGCTATGCATTGTCAATGGGTGCGGAGGCTTTTGATCTTGGCGCGGCGATCAGTCACGCTCGCGAAGAGCGCGGTCAGCTTGTCCTCGGCGTCGGCCTTCTCGGCGAGCATCTTGCGCGCGTCGGAGAGCGAGACGATCGGAGCGGGAGGAGGCGGCGCGACGACCGGCTTCGGCTGAAATCCGAACGGCTTTAGCGCCTGCTCGATCTGCGCCTCGCTTTTCGCGTTCTGGCCCAGCTTCTCGCGCACGGCAGCAAGCTTCGTCGCCTTGTCTGCCAGTCGCTCCAGCGGCCGCTTCGCGCGATTGCGCCCAGCCTCTAGCGCATCGGCGACGTTTGTCGGCCGATTCAGTTCCTCTCGCTTAAGCGCTTCGGATTTCGCACGCGCCCAGCTGGCGCCGGCGTCACCGCCCCAGAGAGCCCACGCGATTCGGCCGGCGGAAGGATAGCCGTCCTCGCCAGGCGAAAAGCCCGTGCCCTGCTTGTCCACCTCGTGCCGCGCGAAATACGAGACCATCCGGCGCACGGTGTCGGGAGAGAGGTTGGACTTGTTGGAGATGTCGCGCGCGCGAGCGACGCCAACTGCCGTGCCGCCGCGGTTGAACTTCTCGCGCCACTCGAGGCCGCGCTTGGCCTCGGCTGCCATTGCATCGGTCGGCGTGAGATCGACGCTGGCGAAGCGCGCAAGCTCGGCCGGCGTCGGAGGCTGGTCCGGCGTTTCGTCCTCGGGCGCGGCAGTCGATTCCGCCTGTGCCTCCGCGGCAGCGCTCGCCACGTTGTCGCCCGTTGCGGCAGCAGCGGCCGGCGTGCTCGGGAGAGAGTTGGTCACGAGGCGGATCGCCGTCTCGGGGATCTCGTAGCGCTCAGAGAGCTCCTTGACGTAGCTCGCTTCTGCCGCGATCTGCTCGAGCCGCGTGAAGGCATCGGTGCCCTGCTCGGCCGCGATCTCTTGAAGAGACTTCGCGCCTTGGCGGTTCTCATTCATATTCGCCGCGGACTCGCGACCGACGTCGATGGTCAGCTTGGGCGGGAAGCGCCACTCGCCGCGGGTCGCGCGCTTGAGCGCCTGCACCGGAGTCTCGCCGGCGCGAGCCGGAGGCGCCGGGATCTCGCCGCGAGCGATGGCGTCGAGGATGACCGCGTTCTTAATCGGGTCGAGCACCTTGTCGACGAGCACGCCTTGGTGCCGCGCGAACACGCGGTCGGCCGCGGCGAACTCCGCGCGGACGCTCGGGCCGGCGTAATCCTGCGTGCCGAAGAGGACGCCCTTCGGGATGCCGACCGCGATCGAGAGCTCGTGCATCAGATGCGCGATAAAGCCCGTGAACGCCGTGCTTGGCCGCGCCGGCATCGTCTCGACGCGATCAGCCTGGCCCAAGTACTTAATCATCCCCACCTCGGAGAGCTCGTTTTTCTGCTGCTGGCCGCTCGGAAGCGTCGCGCTCGGCGTCGGCGTGAAGAGGTTGCGCGCGTTGGCCGTGCCGCGGTCGGTGAAGACCAACGCAGCCTGCTGCGAAGCGAAGCGCACGCCGGCCTTCTCGGCTTGAAGGATCTCGTGCAGCATCCGCGCCGTCTGGATCGCCGCGTGAAAGTCGGTCACTCCGCGGTACTGATCGACGCGGAACGGGTCAAAGTAGTGGCAGAAGTTGCCTGCCGGCACGTCCTCGGCGCCGAAGTAGACGCCCTCGCGCGTCACGCGATAGATGCGATACGCGACCGGAACGCCAAACTCGTTCGTGATGACGCCCTCGAAGTAGTTCTCGGAGTCGAGCCCCATCTCGTTTGGATTGCCGATGCGGGTCGCCGGCACGAGCTGCAACTTCAGCACATCGCCCACGCGGCGGATGACGAAGCCGCAGTCGCCGTCGACCGGCCGGTTTTCCGCGGCAAGCTGGATTAGCTTCCGGAACGAATTGCGGCCCGTGGCGTCGGCCTGCTTGCACCACGTATGGAACCAGTCGTTGACGATGGCGTTGTAGTCGCGGTCGCCGGTCGCCGGAGAGTATTCTGTCGGGGTCAGGTAATTGCCGAACTTGCGGCTCACCTCCTTCACCTCGGGGCAGTTCTCAACCAGATTGCGCGCTTCCCACATCATCACCACCCGCTCGCGCACGGTCTGCGAGGACTCGCTCGGCTGGCCGTACTGCATCGGCGCGTACAGCCGGTTCGTCTGCGCGGCGTTGTAAGAGAACAGCGCGGTCTCGACGCGAGCCTGGAGCCGGCGCAGCGCGGCCTGCGGCGCGATGGTCTCGAGCGCCCGCTCGAACCACGGCCGGTTGCGGATGACTGCGGTCGCGTCGAAGGTCTGCATAATCAATTGCCCGTGAAGCTCACAAACGTCGTGTCGGTCGTGTTGCCGTTCTGGTATTCAATCGCCGCGGTGATGTCGCCCAGCATCTTGTTGAGCGTGTTCAAATCGGCGCGCGTGACGCTCTTGCCGTTGAGCGAGTAGCTCGTGTTGAGCAGGCAAGCCTGGATTGCGTCCAAGACCTTGGACTTGAGCGTTGTCAGCGTCGCAACGTCAATGTCGAGGAAGGGATTGTCGGCCGCCATAAAAGAGCGGCAGCCGTCAAAAGGTTTTTTGACGCCCCGTAATGCTACGACTTTGACGGCACGAAGCGGATGATGCCCGCGATGGTCGCCATACAAAGCAGCATCGCCGAGGTATCGAGCCCGTGGTTGGGCGCGTTGCTTCGTACTTCGACCCATTGCCAGACGCCCGTCCGAACCTCGACCTTCGCCTCGCCCTTGAGATGCTCGAGGTAAAGCGGATTAACGTCAGACGGCAGTTCCCAGCGCAGGTCGCCCTTGCCCTCAAGCGCGGTCGCGAGCGTGTCCTTGAAGTAGTCGCCCGACCAATTGTAAAAGTAGACGTCGCCGCCGCGGTAGTCGCTGACTTGCGGATCGCTGAACGGGAAGTTGACCATCGTTCCAGTCGCCTCGTCGCGCATCGTCCACGTCCGCCGGCCGTACCCGCGCATCGAGCGCCAGCCGAACTCGGCGCAATCCCGGTCCACGTCCGCCGGCCGGTAGCCGCGGTCCTGCGCGACGCACGCGCTTGATACCTTAAAGCGCTCCTGGAGTGCCCGCAGCTGGTCCCGCGTGTCGATGCGCCCGAACCAAAGCTGGCGGTAGCGCGGCCCTTGCGCGGTGCTGAAAGCGCCGACCTCGCACCAGAAATGGTCCTGCTGCCGGTCGATCGCCATAAAGCGGATCGCCTCGTCGGGGATCGACTCGCCCTGCGCGTAGTCGGCCAGCTTGTAGCCGCTGTCCTTGAGCAGCACGTTCACGGCTTTCTTCTCTACGATCCACGGCAGCGCTTGCCGCTTCGTCCAAAACTCAATCTTCGCCTGCTCGTCGCCCGTGCGGACTAGCTGGTTTTCGGCTTGCAGGAACTCTTCGACGAGGAGCCGCATCGGCCGCGTCACGATTGCCTCGAGCCGGAAGGACCGCACCTCGCGCGGCGCCGCAGGATTCATCGGCACGAAGCGCCCAGTCTTCGCCCAGCCGGCGCGGGTCGCGTCGTTGTCCGCGGACTCGTGGCCGCAGGCGATGCAGCGGAAACGGCACGTCTCGACCGCGCGGCCGACGTCCCACGTCTCGTCATCGCGCCGCGCCGCTCGATCCCAGATCACGCCGCCACGCTGTTCCTTGTGCAGCACCTCGAACGCGACCGGCAGAATCTTGCGGCAGCCTGGGCACTCGGCGTGCCACTCGCCCTGATCGCCCGAACGAAAGCTCGTGTCCTCCACGTTGCCCGTTTCCGCGTCCATCACCGGCGCTTGGCTCGCGTTGTAGATCTTCGAGCGCCCGACCTCCTCGAACTTGGAGACGCGCGCCACGGCGTGGCCGTAGATCTCCTGCCAGCGCGGAAGCCAGAGCTCGTCGTTAATCTTGTACCGGATCGACTGGCTCTGCTGGGTCGAGAGGTTGGCCGCATTAAGGCTGACGAAGAAGCCGCCGAAGAAGATCTCGGTTGTCGTGCGGTGCGGCCCCGGCTTCGGCAGCAGCGCGGCCACCGGCCGGCATCGCTCAAGAAGCGGCCAGAGGCGCGTCTTCGCGTGCTTCTCCACCATCTCGTCCGTCTGCATCGTCCAGCTAATCGGGCCGGGATCGTTCGCGATGATCCACGGCAGCCAGACGTCGGCCACCAGCGTGCCGCCGATCTGGACCGCCTTTCGGAAGTGAACGCGGCGGACGAGCGGGTTTTGAAGCGCGTCGAAGATCGGCACCAGCCACGGGGAAAGCCTCACGTTGAACGGCCCCGGCGTCGCGTAGGATTCCGGAAGCTGAACGTGCCGCCGCGCCCAGTCATAAATCGGTGAACGATCCGGCCGCGGTAGGCGGAAGCCGGCGAGGAGTTGCTCGGCGCTCATTGCTTCTTGCGCGGCCTCCCGCCCTTCTTGCCGTTAAGCTTCGCGGCTTGCGCTTTCGCAGCCGAGCGCGCGAGTCCGCCGCGGCGCCCTAGCGCAGCCATCACGTCTCGCACCATCTCAGGCGTCGGCAAGCAGTTCATCGAGTAGGGTCACGAAGGCTCGCTCGGCGACTGCGGGGACGACGCCGTTTCCGAGGAGGCGCAATCGGTCCACCCGATTGGCAGACCCATCATCACCTCCACGAACGCAGGATTCAATGGGCCAGCTTGTGTGATCTGACCAGCTGGGGAAAGACTGTCCGCATTGAGAGCATCCGTCCGCTGGCTCGTAAACGAATGGATATGTCCACTCGGCGCAGGAAGAACATTGAGATTCTCGATGGTCGCATTCGCAGCCGTCAAAGATATCCTGTCCACATCGATCGCATATCCAGCCGTCTTCAGTTCGCCTCGCCGTGCTCTTGCCTCTAAAGTCTTCGACTGCTGCGAGGAGCCCTTTAGGCGAAAGGAATCCTCGTTCGCGCACGGAGTAGGCAAGGATGAATACGCGCTTGCGCTCGTGGCACGCGCCAAGTTCCGCCGCGCTAAATATTCCGAACGTCGCCGCGTAACCCAGGCCGTCCAAGCCGTCGATGACTTCTCGCAGCCCCAGGCTGATGTGCCCTTCGACGTTCTCGAAGAAGCACAATCGCGGTCGGAGAATTGAAATTCCTCTTGCGATGCTGGGCCAGAGGTGACGCGGGTCTTCTTCTCCGAGCCGCTTGCCGGCTGCGGAGAACGGCTGGCACGGATAGCCTCCAGAGAGGATATCCACGCGCTCGCGAAATTGTTCCCACGGGAAAGACCGGACATCAGGCCAGATCGGAGCCGCATCAATCTGCCCGCCTTCCATTCGCGCAAGTAGGACTTCGCAGGCGAAGGCTTCGATCTCCGAGTAAGCAATCGTTCGGAGGCTAGGGATGCAGCGGCGCAGTCCGAGGTCGATGCCGCCGTAGCCGGCGCACAGACTGAGGTGAGTGATTCCGGTATGATCCATACCATATCAGACGAGCTCAATCATTTCGACGCGGATGACTTCGACCGGCGTGATGCGGCCGTGATTCCATTCGACCGGCGAGATGTCGACCCGCCCCTTGCCCTCGTCTTCGCCGACGATGACGTAGTGGCTCTCGATGGGAACGTCGCGGAACTGCGGCAGGATGCGGACAATCTGGCCCTTGAGGTACTGGCTGGTTTTGCTGGTCATCGTGCGACCAAGAGAACCCAACCGGCTTAGGATGTAAAGCTTAATCTTCCGTCGCGCTCTTCCGAATCGCCTCCGTCTCAAAGCGCGCAAGGTTGCCCGCGATCACCTCGCGAATCTCGTCCAGGATCAGCCCGCCTTCGACGTTCGCCTCCGCGGCCGACTTGCCGGCGACGCGCGGGCCGAGCTCGACCTCGAGCTTGAGCCGGAGGAGGAGGTCGAGCTTCTGGCTGAGGAGCTGAAGCATATCTTGCACGACCTCGCGCTCGACCACGTTGCCGCGTTCGCGCCCCAGCTTGAGATCGCGAAGCTCGATGTCGCGCCGCATCAACTCGGCCTTCAACGCGCCCAGGCTTCCGTCCTTGATCCGCCCCAGCCCGCGCTCGTCGCGCCACGCGATCAGCTGCTCGACGGTCGCCCCGGTCGGCCAGTCGTCGCGCTTCTGCCATTCGCGCAGCGTCGGCCGCGTGATTTTGAGCGCCCGAGCGAGTGCGTCCTGTGTCATCGTGTCGCGTTCCGGCAAGATTGCCTCAAGGCCCAGCCCCGTTTTTTTGCGCTAGGTCTTGCAACC